CCTCCTACGGGAGCCCAGCCCCATTGTATCTGACGACTGCCATTTGCACCGTCATTACCCACCGCAAAGTAGCTTGTATCCGGTCTTGGGTTCCGCAGTGCCTGCGGGTCGTCCACGGGATATAAACCAAGTGATAACTGCGGCTGATCCGGCTCCCAGCACTCCGGACATACCAAGATGTTTACGTTCTTGGTTTTGATCACTATAGACTTCAACTGGCGCAGCTTGTACTGAAAGCCACACCGGTCGCACATAGCGATAGAGTGCTTGCCACTTGCAAACCTGTTCGGCATTAGTAACCACCCAAGAAGCTCTCGCGTGGGACAAACCGAACCGCCGCCTTCTCACGGTCCTCGCCAGCGGCCAAATCCCAAGCCTCGTCATACTGGGCTTTCAGAACTTGCGTGCGCTCCAGAGCACCCGGAATCTTCATCGACATCAGATACGCCAGACCCGCCACCATACAGGGCAGGAAACGATAGGGAATATCTTGTCCATTCGGTCCCGTACCGGGGTCGAGCATACGACGCAGGCGGGTATAGACCAGCGTCCAAGTCGTGCTGTTATCCGGCTTCGGCCATACAGTGTATTGAGGATACTGCACTACGCCAGCCGCGCTCGTCGCACCCGTACGGCGATTGATCCAAATCTGAATCGGGCGACCCGTCGCGTTCTTATTGGGAATCGACAGGTAGGTACTGGACGAAATACGCGAGATGTTGATGTCCTGCTGGTTCGTGCCAGAACCCGTGCGGATTACGTGGTCAAGCAGGTCCACCGTATCTACTGGTAGATCGTATGTACCTTGATTATAGGTCAGTACCTGCTGACCCTCCTCAAGCGTCCAGAGGTTAATACCTCGGTTCGCCCAGTCCATCAGGAGTAGAGCAAGACTGCGCTTAGCCGTACGGAAGTCGTAGCCCGTACGCAGTTCAGCACCGCAACGCTCGAAAGCCTCTTCGATAATCGTACTGAGGTCGAGGTTGAAGTCTGTAGTGGCGCTAGTTCTATCTACCATTACTTCCTCGCTGTGACGACATCATCACCCTTGGTGACGGTCACGTGATCGCCCTCAACATCGACCCGCATCGGCATCTCTTTACGATCCAATCGGTCAAGTTTAGCGATGAGATCCTTTATAACCTCAAACTCAGGCTTTACCTCTACCTTCTCATTTGCCCCGGCGATGTTATTCAGCATCGAAATCAAGGCGGTCAGAGAGGCTCCGAGCAAGCCCATCACAGCAGCGATTTTCTCATTATCCAACTGAAGGCTAGAAACAACGCCAATCACCACGATCAACGTGATGTAGAAAAGGCCGTACTTACCAATAGATTTACCGGCAACTTCTTTAGCGGGCGACGATCCCTCAATACGCTTAGCTTCCGCCATAGCGTCTAATCGGGCTTTGAGAAAATCTCCTAGCGTCACTTCTTCAGACCCTTCAAGGTTTGAGCAAGTCTAGCACGTTGGCCCATCTTACCGGGCTTCTTAGCAGCCGCAGCAAGTTTCTTGGCCGGGATCTTTTCGCCAGCCTTAACCCCCAAAGACGCACGAAGCGCACCGGGCTTCTTGATCGCTTTTTGAATCCATTTCTCAGACATCTAATTCCCCTAAAAATAATTTACGTTTATTGTAAATCTGTACTTTTTATCAGTGCATTGAACACTACGGTGTTTTACTAATGGAGCAAACAACAAAATACGATTCTCTACTGACTCGATTTTTGTCCCATCCTCCATTTCAGTATAACCATTATTAGTGTTTACATAATAAACCGCGCCTTTATGTGGGTAATCGTTATCAACGTGCCAGCCATTTTCTACTTGTCTACCAACATTTAAATATAAATTCCCTTTAACTCTGATACAGGCTTTAACAGAAATTTTATTGAGTATAGGTACTATGCTTGTATAGAGCCCACTCATTGGTTGGTGGTCATTGTAAAAAATATGCGTAAAGTAAAACCCATCATCTACGTCTTTTTGTGAAACAGAATCGTTGTAATACCAAGGAATACCTCTCACCATTAAAGATTTAATCTGCTCAAATTCATTTTCTGGCAAAAAATTATCTATAACTTCAAGATCCATAGAAATTACATACCACGTTTTCTGTACGGTTTTACTTTTTCTTTAACGGCTTTCGGCTGCGGGACGAACTGCTTGCCTTGGGACTTACCTTTTCGTTTGGCGGCAGTGGTTCGGGCGTACTCAGCAGGGCTGAGAGCCTTGATCGCAGCCTCTGGAAGATACCTTTCGCCCGTGTCAGAAGATCGTTTACCACTCTTCGTTCTCCATTTCTGGTCGCCCCAAGCCTTTAAGGACTGCTGCGGGGACTTCATTTGTTGCGCTCTTCCATCAACTTGACCCGCACCTGCAAGTCATGGATGTCTTCCATCAGATCGTCCTTGAGTTCCTGTCGCTTGGCCGCGCTCAACGGGCTGTCGGTCGGTACACCGTCTTCGGTAATAAGGATCGGAACCTTCGACTCAATAGCAATCAAGCGGTTCTGAAACGAGGTAATCTCGCCCAGCAGCCAAGCCACAGCAGCAAGCAAGACCGGGAACAACATGTCCACGACCTTCTCCATGCTAAAGCTAGACTTACCCTCGGTATCCACCGCCCTTCTCCTTGTACCGCTTGGCTAACAACTGCGCCTTACGCGCTGACCACTGCCCTGCACCGGTGCCCTGCGTTGCCGAAGCCTTGATCGACTCAAACAACTTCTTACGCATACTCGGCTTGGTGTAGTTGCCAGCCTGATTGACCTTGCTCTTGGCTTCGCCGCCCTTGGCATGGCGGATTGGCTCACCAGTACCCTCAACGGGTTTATTGTCCCCACGGCGCTTTGCACGGGGGACTTTCTTCGGGCTAATAGCACCCATTCCGCGAGAAGCCATCATCGTACGAACCTCCCACGGCCACGGCCTTTCTGAGCAATGCCGTAGCCGCGAACACGTTCTTCTTTAACGCGACCACCACGGCGCATGGCAATCTCTACTGGACGGCCATCTTCGCCAATAAAAGCATTACCGATTCGGCTAGGAAGTTTGTTCAAAGCGGCTTTCAAGCCTTCTTTGATACCTTCTTTCTCACGAACCTTTTTGTAATCTTCTATGGCTTCTTTGGCTACAGCCTTGGCTACACCAGACTTGCCTTCTTTCTTTTCTATGTCTTTGTATCGCTTAATTTCAGGCGCACGCACTGAGTTATAAAAGTCATAAATGTCGCTGACTTTTGTTCTACCCTTGTCTTCTCGAAGATTGGCTCTGCCTACAGTCTGTGGCATGGCTTGTTCTTTCGAGAATTGCTCTACTTTATTGATAAGCAATTCGTTGGGGTAATCGTCGTAAGTGATGTAACTACGACCAGCTTTTTTGGCTTTATCGGCAGCGGACTTCAACTGAGCAAGTTCTTCCTCAGTAAAGTTCTTCTCCGTAATTGGACGCTCACTGCCTGCCAACGTCGTTAAGAACGTGCGCTGCTGAGCCGGAACCCCCGCTGCACGCATTCCACGCTCTACAAGGCTCAAAGCTCCTTCACCAAGACGCCGACCAAATGACTCTTCCTGTTTCGGAGTAAGAGGCTTAGTAACGGTTTTAACTTCTGCCTTGGGAGCAGGCTTAACGGCGGGTTTAGCGGTAACCGGTTTAGGCTTCGGAAGCTCTGCTTCGGTCTTGGGCTTCTTAGTTGAAGTCGTGTACTTCTCACCGCGCCAAGTAAAGGTCTTGCCTTCGCCAAGCTCTTTACGCTTGGCTTTAAACGCTTCGCTGAACGACATATCGTCAATCGTGCGATTCTGCGGCGCACGACGGGCATAACTGGCCGAGTCAGGGCTAAATACGCCTAGCCCCTCTTCCTCGACCAAGTCCCCTTCAGCGAAACGTCTACGGCGCTTCATGGTTACACCATTTTACCGCGAGTCTTACCCTTAATAGCGATGCCATCAGCACGCTTGGAAGCAGAACTACGTGACTTCACTTTGCCGCCTTTCTTTAGGCCGATAGTGTCGGCCTCGGGGCTCTTCTGGAAGTTCTCGTAAGCATCGCGCATTTTCTTAGCCATGTTCTGATCTTTAACAGCCTGCATAGCAGCAGCCTGCTTCTGACCACGAGGGCTAGTAGGCCCAAGGGCTACGCGTGTTTTTGGACCGCTGCTCATGAACAGGCTCCTCCCATACGCATCTTGACCATCTTGCCCTTGGTCTTGCCCTTGCTGGCAATGCCGTCAGCGCGGCTTGAAGCAGAACCACCGTTGGACATCTTTTTGACACCCTTCTTCATGCCCGCTTCTTTCTCTTCGTGACGGATCATGGACTTCGGAGCGCCTTTCTTTTTCATAAAGGCCACTTCCTTTTTCATCATTTCTTTCGACTCGGCTCTACCGCCCTTCTTCATGCCAGATGTAGCCATCATTGCACGACCGGCACGATCAGCCATGTCCCCACGCATAGGCATTGCACGACCCATGCGATCTTTCATATTTCGGTTCATCATTTCAGTTCGCTCCTAAATTATTTAGCGGACTTAATCAGTTGGTCGATTTTCTGATCCAACTTCTCAAGCCGGTCGATTAGTTGCCGCATATCTTCTCGGACTTCGGCGCGGGTGATGTGATCACGCGCTACTTCTTCCCGAGTTTTATTTAGCAAAATGCCGAGTCTTTGTAGCTCGGCAAACTTTTCCTTAACCACAAAACCTAAAACCGCCACGATTCCCGTCAGAACCATGTTCCAAACAAGCATTTCCATGACTCAGCACTTCCATGCACGTAGAGACTTGTTGATACGGGAATTGGGGTCATTCGCAGTCTTGGCGCTCGTCAGTTTCTTCTTCATCCCAGACATCCGGGCACAGAAGGATTTCTTACGAGGACCGCCTTCGGGCTGCGGAGCCTTGAGTCCCGGCTTGCCGGGGTTTGCCCGGTTGTAGGAAGCCCTGCCTTTAGCATTTAAACCGCCAGCGGGGTTTTTGCCTTCCTTACGTTGCCAAGCCGGTGACTTAGCCATAAATGACCATCGTCGAGATTACGGCTGACGGGACGATGTAGATGCTCGTTTGGAAGAGCAGTCCTTCACCCGGCATCAGGATGTAATCCGGTGCGGTAGAACTTGCCTTGGTATTGACCGCGATTTTGACCGGGCCGCTTACGCCACCGTCACGAAAAGTCACTGTACCCGCACCCGAATCGGGAACGATGTAGATCGCCTTCACGCGAGAGCGGCCAATAACGAGGCTATTTTGATCCAGCAGGTCGCCAGCATTTGTGGCGACCTTACTAGCTAAGACATCTGTTTGCATACCCATTCTCCGTCTCCTGTAATGGATGAAGGGGGCTTACGCCCCCCACGAAATCTTACGGAGTCAGGCTGCTGTACAGAGCGATGTACTTAGTGGTTCCGCCGATGCTCACCGGGATGTAACCGGCTTGAGCCGAAACCGAACCCGTGGCAACGCCAGCGGTGATGACGGTCGTACCAATTACGAGCGTGCTGGACTGGAAGCCGTTTTGCGAAACAACCGGGCCGGAAAAAGTAGTAGTAGCCATTTCAAATCCTCACATGCGAGTTGGTTTATCAGTCTGCATGTCGTCAGTCGGGTCTGTCTGATAAACCTGTTAATCCCGATGAACGACTATATAGCATCAAAAAAGAGGGGCTACAAGCATTGCTACTTGTAACCCCCCAATCTCTCTCAGGTCGCCATCAAACTTAGGACGCGCCCGGCGAACCGAACATGCCCAGCGGGTCCGACCAACCGAACGAGTAACGCTCGCGGCTCTTATACCGCACGTTGCCGGTGTCGAAATCGCCGTCCATGCTGTTTTGCAGCGGGGTGCGAACGAAGTGCTTCATGCCGTTCGGAACGTCGGTCGTCAAGAACCAAGCGTTCGTGTCGGTCAAGAAGTGGTTCACGGTGTAGCCACCGGGGATCGAACCCATCGCCTTGAGAGCGTTGATGTCGT